CTGGCATGGGTTCAAGGTTACAGCCATTACTCCTAATAACAACTACTGCTGGCTTTAATCGTGAATCTCCCTGTTATATGTACAGAAAGGTAATGGTTGACATTTTAGAGAAAAGGAAAATAGATGAGTCTGTTTTTCCGCTCCTATTTTGTTTAGATGAAGGAGATGACTGGCAGGATAAAAATAATTGGACAAAGAGCAATCCTAACCTTGGTGTAACTCCCTACATGGACTACATGGACAATCAATACCAAAAGGCATTGAACGAAGGGGCTGCAAAGCAAATACAATTCATGACTAAGAATCTAAACGTATGGACATCTACATCTTCCGTTTGGATTTCTCAGTCTTACATTGATGCAACCAGGTTATTTATTGATGATGCTACGCTGTATAATAAAAAATGCTTTGCTGGTTTAGACCTTGCCTCCACTCGTGATATTTGCGCACTTGTACTTTGTTTTCCGGTGCAAGAAGGTTTATCTAAACCACACATAAAATCTTATTACTTTTGCCCAGAAGACAATGTCAGAGAGCGATCGCTTAGTGATGGTGTTCCATATCTTCAATGGCAGCAAGATGGGCATTTAACTATGACAGATGGTAACGTAACGGATTATGATTTTATAAAGAATAAAGTAATAGAAATAACCGCCAAGTATAAAATAGAGTGCATTTGTTTTGACAGATGGAATGCCTCGCAGCTTGTTATCCAATTAACAAATGATGGCGCAACAATGAAACCATTTGGTCAAGGCTTTATTTCTATGTCTGCACCAACCAAGGAGGTAGAAAAATTGTTTTTATCTCATGAAATTACACACGATGGCAATCCAGTGTTAGAATGGATGATGAGCAATGTAATGTTGCGGTTAGATCCTGCTGGCAATATTAAAATAGATAAAGCGAAGAGTACAGAGAAGGTAGATGGAGCGGTAGCGATGGTTATGGCCTACGCACAGATAATGCAAGGAGATAGACCAACAATATACGAGGGCAAGGAAAGGGAAGGAGGATTGTTAATGTTATAAAATGTACCTAATTAAAATAAAAACCTTTTAATTATGGAAAAATTAATGGCAAAGCATGAGTACGCTCAACAGGTTAGACAAATTAATTCAACAAGCGGATATTTTCATAGGTTTTACGAGTTATCCGGAGAATGTCGTACACATCAAGAGGCATGGATAAAATTGGAAGAGGAAAGAGATGAGTTTGGATTGGATGAGAAATATAAGACCTACGAAAGTTTTCGAAAAGCAAAAAGCAATTATATGATGGTGCGCTTTGTTTAAGATGTTACCATAACTCCATTACTTCATACTAATCTGGTTTATATTTGCCGCATGGGTATAGTTAACACCATGCGGTCTTTTTTTTCTAATACTCGTGGAAGTATAGAAAATCCAAGTACACCAATAAACGGTGATACATTAGGCGCATTATTTCAAAGAGGATCTGCAGCTGGTGTTGCAGTAGATGAATATTCAATAATAGGTCTTCCTGCATTTTACCGTGCTACACAAATACTTGGAGGTGTTGTTGCATCTATTCCTTTTGACATTATAGAAAAATTGGATAATGGTGGCACAAGAATTGCAACCGAACATCCTAACTACAAAATAATAGCAAGAGAGCCATCGGAGTTATATACCTCACACACTTTTTATAAAACAATGGTTTTGCATTACTTGGCTCATGGTGCATTTTACGCAGCCATCAATAGGAATAGCATAACTACAAGAATAAACAGCCTTACTATTTTAAATCCTACCAAAATGGAATTAGGATATAATAGTAGGAATGAATTGATATTTAAAAATAAGGAAAATAACAAGACATATAGAGGTGACAATATCATCTATATACCTAACCTTGCGTGGGATGGTGTTAAGGCTTTGTTAGTGCCAGACGTTCACCGTGACAACTTTGGGTTAGCTTTAGCTAATAGAAATTATGGTGCTAACTTTTACAAAAATGGAGCGCATCTAAACGGTGTTTTAAAACATCCTGGAAGATTAACAAACGAGGCATACGATAGATTAAAAGGTAGCTTTAACCGTGCTTTTGGTGGAAGTCAAAACGCTGGAGGTACTGCTATTTTAGAGGAAGGCATGGACTTTCAAAAAGTAGGTCTTAATCCTGCCGATGCAGCATTTAACGAAACAAAGAAAGCTACTATCTCTGACATTGCTCGTATAACTGGTGTTCCTGGTGTTTTATTAGAAGATATGGAAAAGGCAACATTTGGCAACATGGAGCAACTTAGCCAAATGTTTGTAAACTATACAATAATGCCATTGTGTGAAACGATAGAGGCAGAGTTTAATAGAAAGATATTTTTTGAGGCAGAAAAATACACTTATTGTACACGTTTTAATCTTGATGGATTACTGCGTGGCGATATAGCAGCAAGATCTTCTTACTACACTACTATGCGTAATGTTTTAGCGATGTCACCTAATGAGATTAGAATTAAGGAAAACATGAATCCTTACACAGGTGGAGATAGTTATGAATTGCCTCTTGCATCTAACATAAAGATAGAACCTACAAGCGATGCCATATAGTAACTATCCACAATCCGCAACTAATGCAGCAAAGAAAGCATTGCAGCATAAAGAAGATAATGGCAGCCAGTGTGGTACCAGTGTAGGCTGGACAAGAGCAAGGCAGTTATCAAGCAGAGATGCATTAAGTGATGATGAAGTGATTAGGACATATAGTTTTTTAAGCAGAGCCAAGGTATATGACCAAGGCAAATATTTTGATGAAGATGATAATGAAATATGCGGTTCAATCATGTATGACGCTTGGGGTGGCTCAACCATGTTGCCCTGGGCAGAAAGAACGGCTAATAAAATAATGGACGAAAGGTCAAAAGAAGAAACTATGGAAAAGAGAAGTATAAATTTTGAACTAAGGGCTAAACCGGAAAGCCGTACTATCTTCGGCACTGCCACAGTGTTTAACTCTTCCTATGACATGGGATGGTATGATGAGGAAATGTCATCTGACTCATTAAATGAAGCTGACATGAAAGATGTAGTTGCTTTGTTTAATCATGACATGAACATGGTATTGGCAAGAACAAGCAGTGGCACATTAAAGCTAAATGTCACAGGCAATGCGATGGAGTATGAATTTGAGGCACCAAACACTTCTTTAGGTAATGACCTTTTAGAAATGGTTAAACGTGGTGATGTTTATCAATCATCATTTGCCTTTACAGTAGAAAAAGAAAGTTGGCAAGAAAGGGAAGGTAGTAAACCAAAAAGAATTATACGTTCTATTAAAAAAGTGTACGATGTTTCTCCGGTAACTTATCCTGCTAACCCAGACACAATGGTTGCAAAGAGAAGTTACGATGCTACAAAGCAAATAGATGAAGATTTGCAAAAAGTAATTGATATATCTGTTGAATCAGAAATTAATATACAGAATGAATTACGCAGGAATGCCCTGCACTTACTTAAATTAAAAACAAAATAATGAACTCTAAATTGCTAAGAGAAAAGCGGGCTTCCGATTATGCTATAATGGAAGACTTGCAGAAGAGAGCAGCTGGCGAAGGACGTCTTATGAGTGCCGATGAATTGGCGCAATGGGATGCAGCAGATGCAAACTTTAAAAATTATACAGACCAAATTTCACGACTTGAAAGATGGAATGAGATTAACACAGAGGAGAGAGGTGTTAATGCAGTTGAGCAGACAATTAATAATTTGCCAAGAGATGCAAGGGAGATTGTAAAGTCACCAGAGTATCACACTGCATTTATGAAAGCTCTTGCAAAGCGTGACTTATCAAGCAATGAGCAATCAATGCTTAGAGAGATGCGTGGAACTGCTACTATTACAACTGCCGAGACTGGCTTAGCTGGTGGTTATGTTATTCCTTACCAATTCTCTTATGAGTTGGAAAAGACAATGGCTTACTACGGCCCAATGCTACAGGTTAGCCGTATAATCACTACTCCACAGGCAGGTACATTGTACTGGCCAAAAGTAAATGATACTGCTACGGCAGGTTCATGGCACACTGAAGGTGGATCGGTTACTGTACAGGATATGACCTTTACAAGAGAGACTTTCTCAGCTCACGTTTTAAACACACTTGTAAAAGTGTCTGTTGAATGGGCAAATGACGAGTTTGGTTTATTAAACACAGAGTTACCAATTATGTTGGGTGAGCGTTTAGGTCGTGGCTTAAACACTGCATTTACAACTGGTGATGGTAGTGGTAAACCAACAGGATTTAGAGACGTAGCACCTTCTGGTGTTGAATCTGCTTCTACCGGTGCATTTACTGCCGCTAATTTAGTTGAGCTTGTACATTCAGTTGACATTGCTTACCGTAACTCACCATCTGCTGCATTTATGATGCATGACCAGATTTTAAGTGCAGTTAGAAAGTTAAACTTAGACACTAACAACACTACTTTGTTCCAACCATCTCTACGAGAAGGTACACCAGATAGATTATTAGGTTATAATTTCTTTATAAACAATGATCTTCCATCTGCACAGGCTGCTGATGCAAAGATAATCTTCTTTGGAGATTGGTCTAAGTACATCATTCGCCAGGTAGCTAACAATGTCCTTGTGCCATTGCGTGAAAGGTTTATGGATGAGATGGAGTTAGGATTCTTAATGTACGCTCGTTTTGATGGTAAATTAATTCAGACTGCTGCAATTAAGCACTTGAAGAATCTGTAAATAATAGGGGATAGTAAAGGGATAGGGAGAAATCTCTATCCCTACTTAAAAATATAAAGATGGCTTGGAAAGTAACAACGGCACCTGCTAAAGAAGTTTTTACATTAAATGAAGTTAAGAATTATCTAAAAGTAGATACTTCTGCTGACGATACTTTGATTACTACTTTATTGCAGTCAGCTCGTGAAGTTGCTGAGCGTTATCTTAATCAAGCGTTAATCACACAAACAATAACAGAAAAGTTAGATAGGCTTAATAATCCTATTATTTACTTATCTGTCTCTCCAGTAATTGCCGTTAGCTCATTTCAATATAACGATGGAGTTAATAGCGTTCAAACATACAATGCTGCTAATTATGTTGTAGATACTTTTTTAAAGCCTGGAAGATTAGCTTTAGCATACGGTGCTACATGGCCAACACTTTATGGTAATATAAATGATGTAACAATAACTTATACGGCAGGATATAGCACAGAGCCATCTGGTGTGCCAATGCAGATAAGACAGGCTGTATTAATGATGATAGCAGATGGTTACGATAATAGAGAAGATTATATAAAGAAATTACCTACGGCATCGGAGTATTTACTTGATCAATATCGCGTTCAATTATTCTAATGAGATACAACAAGAAAGAAGAAATAGGAAAGTTAAGAGAGAGAATAATAGTACAGAGTGTATCTCGTACTGTTGGTACTACTGGTTTTGGAACAGAGACGTGGAGTAATTTTGCCGAGGTGTGGGCAATAGTAGATTATAAAGGAATAAACAAGGAGGAGGTAGAAGGTGGCAAGATAACAGCATTAAGCCAGGTGAGAGTTACCTGTCGAAATAGGACAGACATAAACGAGCAACAAAGAATTATCTGGATGGACAAATACTACCAAATAGAGAATCTCCAGATAAGTGAAGACAATATGTATTTGCATTTATTTTGTTCATTTGCTCAAAATTATGTGTAATGGGATATTTATCAGCTAAACAAATAAATCACCTTAAAGAACTTCAAAAGTCTAATTACGCAGGTAGAAGGAGTTTCCAAGGAATGTCTTTGAGAGTAGTAGGTTTAGCAGATGCGGTGATTGAATTTGCAGAGTTAATGGAGCAATGTACAGTAAAAGAAAGAAGTAGAGTAATAGATTCAGCTACTCCTATCGCATTACAAATTTATAAGTCATTAGTGCCGGTAAGTAAAAAGGCTCACAGAATTAGCACTAATCCTTTTAGTAATAAAAAAATGAAAGGCTGGTCAGAAGATGATCGAGCTTCAATGATTGTGCAACCAGGTAATTTAAGAAAGTCAATTATTGATTTATCTAAAAATCTTAAATCATATAGATATGCCGTTGGAGCGGTAGGGCCATTGTATAAAAGAGGTACAATGAATAAAGGTATTAATAGTAGCGAAGGAACAAATGGCTTTTATGCTCACATGGTTTTTGGAAGTACAAGAGCCTGGTATAATAAAATAGTAGTACAAGCAAGAAATTTAAGTAGAGAAAAAGTAATTAAAACCATGCGTAATGAATGCATTTTCATTATGCAGGAGAGACCTAAAAAATTCTGGCAAGTATTATGATAGGTAAAGTAATATATGGGAGACTATCAACTGATGTGGCAGTTACTGGTGTTTGCGGATTACGCATCTTTCCAGATATTGCTCCTCAAAATGTTACCTATCCTTTTTGTGTTTACACAATTATTAATAGTGTTGCAGTTGATTTTAAAGATGGTCAAAGTAATCTTGAAGAAGTTAGTTTCCAAGTAGATGTTTATACAAACAACTATGACACTACACAAAGTTTATCTAACTCTATAAGAAATAGATTAGACAGATTTGTAGGTACAGTAAATGATATTAGCGTGCAGACAGTTAAGTATATGTCATCTGATTCACAAGCATACAATGCTGATTTAAATGTTTATTGGATGAGTATTGATTTTATGGCAAGAATGAAACGATAATTATGAAGTTAAGATTAATAAAAACGTGGAACGGCAAGCCAGTAGGCGCAACAGGTGTATTCCTTTCCGACTTTGGCAAGCAACTTGTTGCCGATGGCATTGCGGAGCATCTTGATGATGACTTTGTCGTGGAGCAGATGCCAGAAAAACAAGTGCAAGAGGCACCTCAACCTATTTATATTCCTGTGCCAATGCCTATGGAGTATTTTGAGCATGAGAATGAATTGGAAAAAATTGATGTTAATATAGATTTGTCAAAAGCTAAAAAATAATAAAATGGCAACAACTGGAATAATTAACGGTACGTTGATGCGCTTGTATAAAGATTCGACTGCAATCGGTTACGCGACATCCTGCCAAATGAACATTTCTGCAGCAATGCGTGAAATTCTTACAAAGGATTCAGCAGCTGGAGGATGGAGGGAAGTAAAGAAGGGTCAGTTATCCGGCACACTTTCTACCGAGGCATTGTATGCAGGGCCTGGTGATTCATCTACAAACTACTTGTTTGACGATCTTTTTACCGACTTAATTAGTGGTACTGCATTGACTATTAAGTTTACTACCGATGTGAGCGGAGATAATGTGTTTACAATGCAAGCCATCTGCACATCATTAGATTTAAATGCTGCAGTAGAAGAGAATACAAGTTATTCTGCATCTTTTGAAGTTACTGGTGCTATTACAAAGACTGTTAAATCTTAGAATTAAAAATTACCTAACATGAAAACAATAAAAATAGCTAATGCGGACATTCCAGTTAAGTTTGGAATGTTCGTGTTAGGTACATTTTTACGGGAGAGGAATCTAAAACTTAGCGACCTCTCCCAACTTGGCGAAGACCTCCTATTTGCTCTTGAACTTGCCTTTGCAGGTGTACAGGCAGGTTACAAGGCAAAGGGAGAGAAGTGCCCATATACCTTAGAAAAGTTTTGCGACTTAGTAGATTTGGATAAGGGAGGAATAAACAGGATAACGGAGCTGATAACAAATGAGATTTCAGTACCAGAAGATCCGGAAAGAAAAAACGAGATAGCGGAGGAGGTGAATTAACACTTGACTATATCGAAAGATTTTGTTTTGGAGTCCTTAGATTCCATCCTTCGCAATACTATGAGATGACACTAAGAGAGGTTATTATAGCTATGCAAGGTTATAATAATCAATTTGAAATAGAGCAGCAATTTGAGTGGGAAAGAGCCAGGTGGCAAACAACACTTTTATTAAATGTTCATACGGCAAAAGGCAAATCAATTAAGCCTAAAGATTTGATTGAATTTCCTTGGGAGACAGATAACGTAAAACCAACTAAAAGAAGTTTGTCAGAAGTTGACAAGTCAATTTTTGAGAAATGGGATAAAGAGTAGATAATGGCATTAGGTAAACTGAATTTAAAACTTGGCATTGATGTAACTAATCTTGAAAAAGAACTTGGCAAGGTTGAGCGTAGTATGTCAAGGTTTGGTTCACAGATGCAGAACATCGGCAGCACTATGACTCAGTCATTAACTCTGCCTTTACTTGGTGTTGGTGCAGCTTCATTAAAGGCATTTGCCGACATGGAGAAACTGGAGAATGGATTGATTGCCATAATGGGTAGTACGCAAGGGGCAAAGGAGGAGTTAGATAAATTAAGAGTTGTTGCCGAAAATCCTGGTCTTGCCTTGCCTCAAGTTGTACAGGCTTCTGCCTCATTGCAATCAGTAGGAATGTCTGCCGATGCTGCAAGGGAAACTATAACACAGTTTGGTAATGCCGTAGCGAGATCGGGAGGAGGTGCAGAACAGTTTAGCGGAGTTACATTGGCATTAAGTCAGATAAGCGCAGTAGGTAAGGTAACGCAAGAAGACCTTAACCAGATAAAAGAAAGGCTACCGGAGTTTGCCAGAGTAATGAAAGAGGAATTTGGAACGGTGACTGCGGAAGGAATACGGGCAATAGGTGTAAGTAGTGAAGATTTTATAACGCGTTCTGTCTCTGCATTAGCAAAATTGGAAAGAGCGCAAGGTGGATTAGGGAATACGTTTGATAATTTAAAAGATAATGTAACGGCATCTTTGGCTGAGTTTGGCAAGGCTATAAATGAATCATTAAATCTACAAGCCGTTGCAGAAAGTTTAAGTAAATATATTCAAGGATTAGTAGATGGATTTAAAGCCCTTAATCCAGAGACACAAGGCTTTATCGTGAAGGCTGCTTTAGTGGCTGCATCTATCGGGCCCATTATATTTATAGTAGGTAAATTGATAAGCACATACGGTGCTTTAGCCGGAGCATCAAAATTAATAGTACAAGCAATAGGAAATATAAGTAAAGCATTTAGCTATTTAGCTGCCAATCCAATGATTTTAGTAGTTACTGCATCTATTGCTGCTATTGGTGCTATTGCCTTGTATGTTTATGATAACTGGAAGGCGTTTAGCGACAACTTTAAAAATATATGGATAAACATTAAAAACTCCGTAATGCAAGGAGTAGCTAATGTTTTAAAAAATATTGATTATCTACAGAAGGCATTAGGGTTAAATTTATTTAATCTTGATGGTTTAACATCCTATCAAAAGGAGCAACGAATAGTAGCTACAGAGTTTAAAAGTATTGGAGATACAGTTGATAGTTTAAAAGGCAAACTTGCCTCATTATTTACAACTGGTGCAAAAGCAACTGGTGGCGGTGGTGGTATTACTGCACCAACTTTGCCAACAGAACCAAGTGCTACTACTCCAACAGGTGGAGGTGGTGGTGGAGCAGGTTCTGCTGCCTCAATGGGTGCAGGTTTAGGTGTTATAGGAATTTTACCGACATTAGATTTACTTCCAGATAAATTAGAAAGTATATCAGCTGCAAATGAAAGATTAAAACAAACAAATGAAGATGTAGCTAATTCATTTAATAAAATTGCACCAGTGGCAAAAAGTGCATATGATTCATTAGGACAAGGTCAACAAATTATTGCTGCCAGTATTTTAAGTTTTGGTGAATTGGCTGCAAGTGGATTTGAAAGTATGAAAGAACTTGCAGCAGCTGTACGAAAAAGCATTGCTGATATAATTGCTAATTTTATTAGAATGTATGTAGCAAAAGCATTAGCATCTGTACCATTATCACCTTTCATGGTGGCTATTGCTCCTGCTATTGCTGCTGCTGCTGGTGGTGTAGCAAGGTCATTAATAATGAAGATTGGAGCTCCTAAACTTGCCGAAGGAGGTTTAGCATACGGCCCAACTATGGCAACCGTAGGAGATAACAGAAACGCTCGTGTAGATCCGGAAGTAATTGCTCCTTTGTCAAAGTTAAAGTCAATGATGGGTGATATGGGCATGGGAGGAGTATTGGAGACAAGGATAAGCGGAAATGATTTGATTATATTGTTGAACAGATCACAAAAGGGTCTTAGCAGAATACAATAATGGCTGTAAGGTTTGAAACTACTGTATATAATGAAAAAGGCAGAAAAATAAATGTTGCTATAAAAGACAATGTTTTTTCTGGCATGACTTATAGTTTTGATACTATTTCTTTGTCATTACAATACGATAGCGAAAGCCAGCAAGGACAAGAAAGATTTACTCCTATTATCGGATCATCTTGCAATTTATCGTTACTTATAAATAATAACGATTTAGAGACATTATTACTTGATATTGGATTAGCAGTTGAGGGAAGGTTTACAATGCATTTAACTGCGTACGAAGATGATAATACTACGGTATCTTTTAATTGGTATGGTTATATAGTTACAGATTTAGTACAATTTGAGGATATACCTTTGTCTATTGGTTATGTTGCTCAAATATCTGCTATTGATGGATTAGGATGGCTAAAAACATTGGACTACAAAAGTGCAGTTGGGCCCTATAATGGACAAGACACAGTAGTACAACATATATTAAACTGCCTTAATCAATTAGATTTTGTCCAGAGTGAACTGGTGGCAAATAGCTTACCAGTCCTGCACACTGTTTTTGATTGGAATGAGAATACAACTGTTTATAGTGCTGATAATGATTACGCATTATTGACAGTAATACAGCATAGGGCATTTTATCATAAGGATACAAAAAACAACTATATATATC